CGACGAATGGCCAGTAAACTCCAATACGGCAAGGGGTCGCACCTTTGGCATTACTGGGTGTATGGCGAGGGTGCCGCTAGATGGATGCATTCTGCCCACCCTTGGACCACGCTTCGCGACCTGTTGATCGAGGAGGGTGTTCCCGCGCATGAGGCAGATGGCCTAGCAACGAACATTATGCAGGCTACCCCCGCCGGTAAAGCACTCTTTAAAGCCCATCACCATGATGGGCGGTCGAAAGATGAGAATATGCCAGAAATTCTGACACGATCCTTCGAAGGGCAGGATCTAGAGATTCGCTCCGGCGGTGACGGTAGAACCGTTACCGGTATCGCCGTTCCCTATAACGTAGAGCAGCGGATCAACGCAGACCTCATCGAGGTTTTCCGTCCTGGAGCTTTCAACGCCCAGCTCAATGCCGCTCACCGCGTCAAATTCACTCGTGAACACTTGAGCATGGGTGGCGTTCTGATCGGCAGGGCTACAGAGCTTCGTGACGACGCTAAGGGCTTGTACGCCGAGTTCCGTGTTTCCCAGACTCCGGCCGGAGACGAGACTCTAGAGCTCATCCGTGATGGCGTTCTGACCGATCTTTCCATTGGCTTTATGGCTGGTCAGAATCACCGGACTAAGTCTGGTGTTGTCGAGCGTATTACTGCTCGTCTGTTTGAGGTTTCCGTCGTGCTGGAAGGCGCGTACGGAGATGCGGCAGTGATTCAAGCTGTCCGCGCTGCTAATGATGAAACCAATCGATTGGATAAATCTAGGGAGCTTGTGGCTAAGACATTTAAGCCATTGCCTTTGCCCAACTCCTTGCGCTGATGACAGCACCCCTACCGCTCGATTGATGTAGGCACCCTGTCCGCTCCGTGCAGTACCTGTCCATAGTTCATCTGGCGCTTCATAGCGCCCCGACGAAAGAGATTTTATTCCATCATGGCTAACCCGTACTTGCAGCGCTTGCAGGATCAGTACAACGGTCTCCGCAGCGGTATTGAGAACCTTCAGGCTCGTGCTGTTGAAGAGAACCGGGATCTGACTGAGGAAGAGTTCCGCAGTGTCCAGGAGGACACCGCTAAGGCGGAGAAGCTTTACAAGGAAATTGAGACTTTGACTGAATTCGAAGCGCGCTCGGCTAAGGTTACTCAGCTTGCCGCTTCCCTCCCGCGTGAGCCGGAGGAGCCTAAAGAGAAGACTGAGGTTCGTTCTGTGTCCAACACCACTGCAATTGACCGCGACCCTGGCCACTACCGGTCGATTGGGGAAGGCGGTCGCCACTCGTTCTTCGTTGACCAGGTTCGCGCTCGTCTGCATGGTGACGAGGATGCGCGGCGCCGTCTGGAAGAGCACACCCGCGCGGTCACTTCCGCTGGTAACCCCGGCATTCTGCCTCCGAAGTGGCTGACTGATGAGTACATGGCGCTCGCGCGTCAGGGTCGCGTTGCGGCCGCTCGTGTGCGTCACATGGCCCTCGGCAATGACCCGCGTCCGATCGTGCTGCCGAAGCAGACTGCTGGTGCTAATGACATCCCCCAGCAGACCTCGGAGGGTGGGAATGCTCCGGCCGGTTCGGCTTCCTTCACCACGGGTTCTGACACACTGACTCCGGCAACCTACGTCGAGTACTTCGACGTGCCTCGTCAGCTTTTGGACGCTAGCGACCCGTCCGTGGACGCTCTGATTTACACAGACCTTCGCAGCGCGTGGGACACCAAGATGGAGGCGTTGGTTTGCAACGCGATTCTGACTGGTGGTACCGACTTTAACTCCGCTAGCCCGTTGGCCTGGCCTGCCTCGGGTGCGGGGAACTCCGCGATCGATGTCGTGATTGACGCTCAGGTCGCGGTGTCGGAGGACAACCGTGGTCCAGCGGACACCGCCATTATGGCTTACAGTCGGTTTGGTGCTTTCCGCAAGCTTACAGACGCCAACGGCCGTCCGCTGATGCCGGTGAGCCGTTACAACCCGCAGAACGCCAATGGTGCTCTGGGCAACGTTCTCATGGGCGACATCGAAGGTGTGGACGCGCTGGGTACCTCGGGTGTTCCGGTTTCGGCTACTGCTGACGAGAAGTTCGCGGTTCTCCGCGCCGACGCTGTGATTCTGGCGGAGTCGACCGTGCTGGACTTCACTTACGACCAGGTTGTTGGTCCGTCGCAGGTCCGTATTGGTATCTGGGGTTACGCGGGCACTCTGGTTCGCAACCCGGGTTCTGTCCAGGTTATCACGATCGACACGGTTACTGCCTGATCATGGAATGGCCTCCCGCTCTGGATGATCTGAAAGTCGATCTCAAGATTGACGTTGATGACACCAGAGATGATGTGAGGCTTCAGCAGGTACTAGCTGCCGCTATCGCGTTCGTAAAGAGGGTTCGGCCCGATGTTAATTTCGAGTCGGACCCTCTTTGTGAGGGTCCCGTCCCAGACGACAGTCTGATTCTAGGGACAATCCGTCTGGCAGGACGTTGGCACGTACGCCGTCGATCTCCTGATGGACTCATCGACGCTGGTGACATGGGTACGTCTCGTATCCCCGGTGTTGATGCTGATATCGCGAGGATGCTCGGCATCGACCGTTTCAGAGGACCAGTTTTCGCATGATCGATCTCCAATCAGTTATTGACGAGATCACGGCAGTCCTAAGAACGGTAGACGGCGTTCGATTCTACGACTATGGGGATAACATCGATCCTCCGGCCGTATTGGTGTCGCCTCCGACGATTGATTGGGAAGGTTACGCTTCTCAGCCAACTACAGCCACGATTCAGGTTTTCCTCGTTGTCGGACAGACCGATCGCGCTCTGCCGCAACTGCTGAAGTACTTACCTCTCGTCTCTGAGGCTTTGGATGGAGTGGAGAATGCCGTTGTGAGAACGGCGAATCCGACCATTTTCCAAGCTGGAAATACTGACCTTCCATGTTACGCAATTAGCGTAGAGATCAGCCTTTAAGAGGTTTCTATGACCGTACACAACCGCAGGTTGAAGGTTATTTCCTTCAGCCTTGACGGCGTTAGCTTTGAGTGCCAAGTGCAGAGCTGGACTCTCGACCCCGGAATTGATGACGGCGACTTGCAGTGGAGCTTCTGCGCTACTGACAACAGCTTCGTCGAAGAGACTGACCCTCAGCCCACCTTGGATCTGACATTCTGGTCTGACTGGCGGTCCGCAGGTATCTCTGACTTCCTCTGGGCTAACCAGGGTAGAACTGTGGACTTCGTTCTGGACCACCACCCCGACATTCCTGGTGAGCATGTTCGTTGGTCCGGCCAGGTTTACATTAAGCCAGGCCCTGTGGGTGGGGATGCTCGGGACACTGAGCAGACCGAAGTCACTCTTCAGATTGTTCCTGACTCTCTGACTTACGAGCGGGTGACGAGCTAATGGCACGTACTTCTCAGACTACTCAAGCGATTACCCTCTCGGGTCTAGTGCCGACCATGACTGAACCGGTCGCGGGTCAGGGTAACGGCGACATCATCGACACCGGTCGAGTGTTCCTGGTTGTGAATAACGGGAGCTCTGCGGACATCACGGTTACTGTCATTACTCCGGTTCAGATTGATTCTCTGGATCTGGAGGATTTGACGGTGACGGTCGCTGCTGGTGCGACCGAGTATATTGGTCCAATCATTCCCCGTGTTTTCGCTCAGCCTAACTCGTCTGCGGACGCTGGCAGAGCGTACGTCGAATACACGGGCACTATGACTGGTGTTACTAGGGCTGTGGTGTCTCTATGATTACTCTGAAGGTTATCCCTGACAATGGTGAGCCTTACCAGGTTACCGCTACCTCTCGGGACATCGTTCAGTGGGAGCGCACTCACAAGGGCGCTAAGTTCGCCAACCTGGAGTCCGTTGGTATGGCAGACCTCTATGCTCTGGCGTTCTTTGCCGCAAAGCGGCATGGTCTGTTCTCGGGTACTGAATCGGAATTCACGGACTCGGTAGATATTGAGCCCGTGCCTGAAGACGACTCAACTCTCCCTACGAAGCGGGGACGCTGAACCGAACCCTCGTGAACCTGGCCCTGGCCACAGGAATACCGGTCAGGGCCTGGTTAGCAGAGGATATGAGGACAGTAGTCACCGCGATAGCTCTCCTAGAAGAGCAAGAAAAAGCCGCGCGGAACGGCGGTAAAAAACGTTCCCCCGGGGCCGGAGGCCCGAACAGTCCCCAATACTCCGGGTAAGAATAATGGCTAGAAATTCAATTACGGTTCGCATCCAAGCGGACGGGGTAAATGAGGTTCTTCGCGCGTTCCGCGAACTCCCAGAGAACGCGCAAGATGAGCTTCGAGATGAAGCACGAAAACTTGCCGAACTCCTAGCACGGAAGATTCGTGCGGACGGTTCCACTGATGAGGCACCCCAGTCTCCGATCGTTGCCTCTACAGTCAATGTAGTGGATGGGCGATTCCTGCCCACTATCGAAGTCGGGGGTACCCGGCGTATCGGTCGACGTCATGTTCCGGCCTACAGACTTCTCTTCGGGTCTGTCTTCGGGTCAAACGCTTACCAGCAATTCCACCGACCACACAACGGCCAGGTCGGCTACTGGGTGTACCCCACGGTAGAGCGCAATGGCACAGAGATCGTGAAAGCCTGGAATCAGGCTGCTGAGAATAT